GTCCTTGGCCTCATGGGGTTCTAGAGGAGACTAGCAATAGCGAATTGACTATAACTCCAGGAGCCTTGACAATGTTTGGCTTTGATGTATCTCCTAGCAGAAGAAACGCATCCCTAGTAGCAGGTCAGATGATGCCAGATGGCAAGATTGCTATTGGGATCTTAGAAACCTTTGAGTCGCAGGTTGCAGTTGATGATCTAAAGATTGCAGCTAGTGTAAAGGGTTGGGCTGACATCTATCGGCCTCGCATGGTCTTATTCGATAAGTACACAACTGCCACAATTGCTGAACGCCTAGCCAATGCAGGAGTCGTCACGCAAGACTGCTCAGGCCAGCAGTTCTATCAGGCATGCGGTGACTTGCTGACTGGCCTTGTCAATCACACAGTCGTTCACAATGGACAAGATGAACTTATCCAACAATTCAATAACTGCGCAGCTAAGGTAAATGACAGCGCATGGCGCATTGTCAAACGCAAGAGCGCAGGAGATGTATCAGCACCTATCTCAATTGCCATGGTTGTTAGCCAATTGATGAAGCCTCAATCTATACCAGCAATTTACGGTTAGACACGCGCAATGCATTTGTCTAATAACTTGACAAATGGTATCCTTTCTGTCTATGGGTATCTTCTCTCGTAAGCCACAAGTTGTACAGGCGCAAGAAGCGCCACAGATTATGGCCGATGGCTTCTATGGCTACAATAATTATTTCCCTGCATTAGTTTCTCGTCAGATGGCACTTGGCGTTCCTGCAATCAAAAGATGCCGCGATCTAATCTCTGGCACTCTTGCTTCGGTTCCTTTGGAGTATTACAAGAAATCAACTGGTGAAAAGATAGCTGCACCACGTTGGGTTGAACAACCTTCTAAGCACCAACCACTTTATGAGACTTTATATTTTACACTTGACTCTTTGCTTATGTATGGTCAAGCGTTCTGGCAAATTACAGAAGTTTATGCAGAAGATGGTCGCATGGCTCGTGCTAATTGGGTCGCCAATACTAAAGTCGGTTTCATTACAGATCCAGCAACTAATTTTATTACTGAGTACAACATTGATGGCAAGCCAGTACCTATGTCAGGCCTTGGCTCACTTATCACATTCCAGAAAGATGAAGGCATATTAGGAATAGGTGCTAGAACAATACAAGCTGCGTTAGACGTACAACGCGCTGCTGCTGTAGCTGCTGCAACTCCAATGAGCAGTGGCATTATCAAAAATTCTGGCGCTGACCTCCCACCAACCGAGGTTTCTGCATTATTAGCAGCATGGAAGCGCAGTCGCCAGAACAATTCAACGGCTTATTTAACGTCGACTTTAAATTACGAGGCGACTTCATTCTCACCTAAGGACATGCTTTACAACGAGGCAATTCAGAACCTTGCCACAGAATGCGCCAGACTTTGCTCTGTAGATCCTTATTATGTATCAGCATCACAGAACACAACAATGACTTATGCCAATGTCCAAGATGAGCGCAAGCAGATGGTCGCGCTAACTTTGCAACCTTACGCATCCGCTATCGAAGCAAGACTTAGCATGGATGATATTTCAACTGCTGGACATTATGTCAAGTTTGCACTCGATGACACATTCCTTCGTACTGAACCAATGGAGCGTTTGCTGGTTCTTGAAAAGATGTTATCTCTTGGGCTAATTACAACTGAACAGGCAATGCAAATGGAAAACCTAACTCCTAACGGAAATGGCGAATAATGGAAACTTTATTTATTGAAGCCTCATCTATTGAGTGCAGCGAAGAACGTCGCGAAATCTCTGGCAAGATTGTGCCACTTGGGACAGGCGAAGTGGGTAACACTAACCTTGGCGCTTATTCCTTTGAAGCAGGATCTATTGAAATTGCAGACGTAAGCAAGATACGTCTTCTGTCACAACACGATATGAAAAAGCCTGTAGGGCGAATGACTGCTGCTGAAACTCGCGCAGATGGCATTTATGCAACATTCAAGTTGAGTCGCTCAACTGGTGGCAATGACGCACTTGTCATGGCTCAGGAAGGCCTTGTTACAGGTCTTAGCATTGGTGCAGAAATCCTTGCATCTAAGCCATCACGCGATGGTCACACAGTCGTGTCCTTGGCACGAATTAAAGAAGTTTCTTTAGTAACTGAACCCGCCTTTAAATCGGCTCAGATATTAGAGATCGCAGCAGAGGAAATTATCCCTGCTGAAACACAACCAACTACAGAAAGCGAGACAGTCGTGGAAGAAACCACTCCAGTCGAAGCATCACCATCAGTAGAAGCATCGGCTGTAGAAGCTGCTCGCCCTACTATTACAGCAATGGCTTACTCAAAGCCACGCCTTGATTTCTCAGCTCCAAAGCAATTGGAAATGACAATCAGAGCATCACTCGGATCAGATGAGGCACGCGAGTATGTTCGCGCAGCTGCTGATACAACAGACAACGCAGGACTTATCCCAACACGTCAGCTCACAACTGTCATCAACGGTCTTGCTAACAACACACGTTCAGCAATCGATGCAATCTCAACTGGCGTATTGCCTGATGCAGGAATGTCATTCGAAATTCCTAAGATTTCAGTCCTGCCTACTGTCGCAGAAACTGCTGAAGCAGGTACACCATCTAATACAGACCAAAATGCTGCCTTCGTTACAGTTTCTGTAAAAAAATATGCTGGACAACAGCAATTTTCTGTTGAGCTCTTTGACAGATCTTCACCATTATTCATAACAGAGCTCATGAATAACATGGCTGCGCAATATGCTAAAGCAACAGATCTTGCTGTTTACACAGCACTTGCTGCTGGTGCATCAGCAGATGCAACAACACTAACAACATACCCAACAGCTGCTGAGTTGCTTGGATTCGTTTCTCGTGGTGCAGCATCTGTCTACACAAACACACAAGGCTTTGCTAAGAACATCTTAGTAAATACAAGCCAGTGGGCCAACCTCATGACACTGAACGACTCTGGGCGACCAATTTATATGGCCTCAAATCCTCAGAATAATGCAGGACAAATTGCTGTTGACAGCATTCGTGGGAACGTTGCTGGTCTAGATCTTTACGTTTCAGCAAACGTACCAACAGATAACAACACAGACAAAGATGATTCAATGTTGATCATCAATCCAACTGCCTACACATGGTACGAGTCACCAACTTACCAGCTCCGTGCTGATGTAATTGCTTCTGGTGAAATTCTTGTTGCAATGTACGGCTATGGCGCAATTGCTACCAAAATTGGTGCAGGCGCATTCGGTATCAACAAGACCTGATCCACAAGCAATAACTAAGTCGCTCAGTAGGGGCATAGCCCTTGCCCCTACTGAGTCTTTAGAAAGGAAACCATGTCAGTCACCACAGTTGCTGAACTTCGCTCAGCTCTTGGCGTAGGCACACTTTACACAGATGCTGTATTGCAATCTGTATGTGATGCCGCTGACGATGTCATGCTCCCATTTTTATGGAAGAACCAACAGCCAATCGTTGCTCATGGCAATGTTGGAACAGTTGGGACTCTTTACTTTGATGAAGTAATAACAGATGTATTTTACGTCGGGCAATCAGTAACAATCACAGGTGCTGGTACTAAGTACAACGGCACTAAGACAATTACAACAGTCGGATTACAAGAGTTTAGTGTGACAACAACTCACACCAGCGACCATCCTCGCCACACAATTGTTCCTTACGGCATTGCAGCAGCAGAGACTTATGCTGATTACACAACAGTTCCAGCAATTCAAGAAGCATCGCTTATGGTCACAATTGCAATCTGGCAAGCAAGACAGAGTCCATCGGGTCAATCATTAACAGTCGATGGATTCCAAGCAAGCCCATTTACCATGTCCTCGCAACTCGTGGCAAGAGTCAGAGGGTTGCTAGCCCCTTATTTAGATCCTAGATCGCAAGTAGGCTGAGCCATGGTCGCAGCGATTTCAACGCTACGCGCTACAGTTGCAGCAGCTCTAGTCGATAATTCTTTATGGTCGGTATTTAGTTTCCCGCCACCAACTCCTATTGCTAACAGCATAGTTGTAAGTCCTTCAGACCCCTATGTTGTTCCTAATAACAACAGTGGCAACACAATTGCCCCTACTGCTAATTTTTTGATAAACATCTTCGTGCCACTTCTGGATAACGAAGGTAACCTAAATGGTATTGAAGAGATGCTAGTTGCCATGTTCAATAAACTAGCGGCATCTTCTATCGTCTATAATGTAGGTTCTGTTAGCGCACCTAGCGTTCTCAGTGCTGCAACAGGCGATCTTTTGACTTGCTCAATGCAAGTCTCGATACTCACGAGTTGGAGCTAGTAATGCCAGATAACGACAAAGCAAACGCGGACTTTCTCGAAAAAATCGGGCAAGTAGCACCAAAAACAGAAACACCAAAACCTACAAAGAAAGATGAGGAATAACCATGGCTCAAGGCCTAACCAATAAAGTCGGTTTCAAGGTAGGCGCAACTGATCCTGCCTCAATCGATCTCAGTGCGTATGTCACAAATTTCCAATTGACACGTTCAGTTGATAGTTTGGAAGTTACAGCGATGGGTGACACAGGTCACCGTTACGTTGCTGGATTGCAGAACAACTCAATCACAGTTGATCTAATCAATGATGACGCTACTTCAGCGGTACTTCAATCAATGAACACATTGTTCGCAACAAATGCTTATTTCAAGTGCGCACTTGATAAAAGTGCTAGTGGATCAGCTGCAAACCCATTCTATTCAGGTCTTATTCTGGTAGATTCAATTACACCAATCAACGGTGCAGTTGGAGACCTTGGAACACAGTCATTGACATTCCAAGTATCTGGTGCAATCACAGTTGCAACAACAGGCACTTTCTAAAAACTAAACAAAAGGGGCATAGCATGGCAAAGTTGAAAATCACGTTTCTAGATGGAAAAGTGTTAGAAGGAGAAGTAACTCCATTAGTGGAATACCTCTTTGAACAACATTACAAAATGGGCTTCCATAAGGCCTTCCGCGAGGAAGAGATGCAAACGATGGTTTATTGGCTTGCTCATGAAATTGTCAAACGGTCGGGTGAACCTGTCGATGCAAAGTTTGAAAACTTTATTGCAACATTGAAAAATGTTGAGGTAATGGATTCAGACCCTTTGCTCTAGGGCGTAATTCCTTCACCTATCTTGTTGCTCGCGTGAGCATTGAGACAGGAATTGCGCCACAACATTTGATTGAGTTAGATCCAGCAATGTTCAAGGCAATGCTAGATGGACTCAAAGACAGAGCAAAGGAGATGAGCGATGCCAGTAAGCGTCAAAGGCGCAATTAGTCTCCGTAAGGCTCTGCGTGAGTTTAGTCCTGACTTAGCAAAGGCATTACCTAGGGAAATGGCAACAGCTCTCAAACCAGTTGTTCGCGATGCTCGTGGTTACTTGCCTAGTGAATCCCAGATAATCTCTAACTGGTCAGTAACAGGCAAACAGATTACTGCTCAAAGTTCTGCATTTTCCAATGCCAAGTTTCCTAAATATGTTGCATCTGTTGTCAAGGCTAAT